AGCAGAAACTTTCTTTTCTGACTCTAATAATGATTCTAATTCTTCTTTACTAATTTTTGACATTTTATTAAATTTATAGTTATATTACAAATATATTAAATTAATCCCAGTTAGGATGTAATGTTTCGTCTACAGGATTCTTTTTTAGTTCTATTTGATTGTCTATGTTTTGTTTCATTGCTTCTACGTCAAGCCCAGCTTCTAACCACCCAACTACATCTTCTTTAGTTAAATCATCATAAGCAATAAATGGCTCTTCAGGATTGTATTGTAAACCTAAAGTACCTATTGAACTTGCCATTACAGGTTCTTCTGAATCGTCTTGACCTATAAAAGACCAATGCACCGTATAGATTACATTGTCTAAGTCGTTTTCGTGAATCTTAGCATCTAATGCGTTTATTCTCCAATTATAAGTATTTGCCATTTTAATTATTTATTTGAGTTTTTAATTCTTCTATTTCTGCTTTTAATTCTTGTATTGCTTTTACTAAAGTTGGAATCATATCTGCTTGAGATACAGTTTTATATTTTTCCCCTTCAATAGCTGAACCATCTTCGTTAATCCCATTATCTAACCAATTTTTTTGAACTAATTTTGGTAAAACTTCTTCAACTTCTTGAGCTATAAATCCAACAGAATCTTTTTCATTTTTACCTTTATTTTCTTTCCAGTCAAACAATCTGGGTTTTAACTTTAATATTTCTTCTAAACCTGTATCTATATCTCTAATATTTTCTTTAAATCTTATATCTGAAATAGAAGCGATAGAGGTTGAAACTGCATAAATTTGACCTGATGTACTAACTTTAAATTTTGAACTACCTGCACAATCACCAAAAAATAAATATCTTGTATTATCTACTGAACCATTTGGTAAAGAACAAGCCACACCATAAGGTGTTGTAGAAGAATTATTATAAAAAACACCAGTTGAACCATTAGGAGAATCAGTAGTTACTATTAAAGCCCCTGGCTGTGTTATACGCATTCTTTCTACAATTCCTGAACCTCCATTTGTATAAAAATGCATATTAGAAGTTGATGTGCTTGATGCTCTTGTTACATCAATTTGTGCATTTCTGGTACTACCATCCATAAAAGCAATAATACCTAAATTTTGTCCATTAGCATTTGTTGTAGGAGAACCTAATTCTAATACACCTGCATAACCTGCTGAAGTACCACCAACAACTGTTAAAGTTTTATATCCAAATCCTGTTATATCAGGCGAAGTCGTTCCAATTCCTACGTTATTAGAAAAATATGGTTGTCCAGAACTATTCCAGCTTAAAATAGTGTTATACCCATTGTTTCCTGAGTTAGGAGTCTTAAAAGATCCAGTGTTTCTCCAAAAATATTCACTACCATCGCCAGAATAAAGACCACTTGAATTTTGATTTAAAAGAACATTGAAACAAAGAGAAACCGCGTCAGTTTGGTAATTAGTCCCTGCGCTTCCTAATGTTAAAGTTTTCCAAGATGTACTGTATCCAAACGTATTAGCTATAAGAGCTGTTCTTGTAGTTGTGGAACTTAAACCTGAGCTTATGTTTCCAATAACTTCTAATTTTTGCCCAGGTGTAGTCGTCCCAATTCCTACGTTTCCTGAGTTGTCTATACGCATTCTTTCTGGAATATCTGCGCCACCATTATAAGTATGAAATGTCATTGAACCTGCATTTCCAGAAGCATTATTAACCATACCAATAATACCAACAGCTTCATTTGAACCACTTGCTGCACTTAAACGAATACCTACTCCTTCCCCTGCTGTTGTGCTTGGTGCTGTTACATATAGAGCTTGATTAGCACCTGTTTGCGCACCTGCTGTTCCTGCAACCTGTAATCTTGCCCAAGATTGTAAACTGGAAACTCCAATTCCTACATTTCCTGAACTATCTATACGCATTCTTTCTGCATTATTAGTGCTGAATCGCATATAATTTGAGTTATGATTATATTCTACTGAACCTATTGAAGTATTAGCAGCATCCCCAAATCTTATAGTAGCAGCAGCAGTTGAAATTAAAGTTATTCCTGATTCACTTGCACCTTTATCAATAACTAAATCATCTGCATTTAAAGCAGGTGTTCCAGTTGTTGAACTACCTATTTTTACATTTCCTGCAAAAGTTGAGTTTTGTGAAATGTCTATTTCTAAAGCAGTAGTTTCAACATTACTTGCATTTTTAGTAGCAAAAGTTAATTTATCAGTTGAAGAATTTGCATAAATACTTGCTGCGAAATTTGGTGCTCCATCTGTCCAAGCTATCTTATTACCTGAACCTGTTCCTTGTGCTAAATTTAATCCATAAGCAGGTGTTTTTCCTGTTATTCCTACATTTCCTGCAAAAATTGCAGTACCTCCACCAACATCGTTAAGACCTAACACTTCAACACCTTCTAATATTTGAAATGAAAAGGTTGAACGAGAATGTAACTGAAACGCATCTGTATCGTGGTCAACTCTTATAAAGTGTACAGGAGAAGTTGTGCTATCTGCGAATGCCAAATATGCAGCTTCATCTGTTCCACTAGCTATTGTAACACCTCCTTCATCTGGAGCAGTTACTACTAACTCGTGTTTAGTATAAGAACTTGGATTTGCTGTATTAATACCAACAGAATCTTCTGAAGTATCAATATGTATAATATTAAGAGACGTTGCATCTCCTATTTGTATATCATTATTTTCCTCACTTTTTATTTGTAATTTATTTCCTGAACTTGTTATTTGACCAACAAATGTACCAGTACTTGTTCCTACTGCCCAAGCCGCAGTAGAATATCCAAATCCGTTTACATAAAATCTTGAAGCATTGCCAGGATTTGATTCACTTATGGATATATCTCCTCCTGATTGTATTCTTATCATTTCACTTGATTCTATTGTAAAAATCAAATCTGTACCACTACTTTGAGTTATATAATTATCAGTTCCATCACTATATATTTCTAAGTCAGAACCAGCACCTAATATAATCTTACTGTTATCTGCAAAAGTTATATCATCGTTAGCACTTACTGCTATATCAGTTCCTCCTGTAGTATTACCTCCTGCAAGTACCTCAGCTAATGTATCGTGACCTTCAATAGCAGTATCTACATAAGCAGTAGTAGCCACTTTAGTACTATTGTCCCCATCTGATTGAGTAGTTGCTGTAACCCCATCTGCTAATACAGAAGTTGCAGTTACATTACCTGTTAAGTCTCCTGTGACGTTTCCTGTAACATTTCCAGTTAAATTACCACTAAAACTACTTGCAGTAACACCTCCAACAAAAGTAGCATCTTGAGAAGTGTCTATTGTTAATGCTAATGTTTCTGCTGTATTAAATATTAAGTCTCCTGTAGCTGTAGTTATTTCATTACCACCAGAACTCGTAATAATTCTTAAATCATAATCATCTGTATGTGGTGCTTTTAAATCTATATAACCACCTGAAGCTCCTCCTATTTCTATTCTACCAAAAGCAGAACCTTCAATAGTTAATTCATCATCTATAACTAATGTTCCAGCTATATTTACATTATCGGTAAATAAACCTGTAGTACCTGATATTGAACCTCCTGTTACGTTACCAGACAAATTCCCAACGACATTTCCAATAACATTACCTTCTAAACTAGCAACTAACGTAGCTACAGCATATCCTGTTCCACCTGTGTTTACTGTTGTAGTAGGTTCGTCTTCTAATCCTTTAAATAACCTGTATTTGCCTGTTAGAGCTTCTCTAAATAGCCCTGAGTATAGTGTAGTACCTGAAGGAGTATATTTGCCATAAAAACCTATGTCAACTGCGTCTGTAGAGGTGTTGTTGTTTGCCAATACAATTAAAGGGTCTTTTACTGTTAATGTATCTGTTCCTACTGTTGTAGTGCTTCCTTCTACTACTAAGTTTCCTATTACTGTTAAATTGCTACCTATTTTAGCATCTCCAAAGACGTGAAGGTTTAATCCTGCTTCTGGTGTTACCCCTATTCCTACTTGTGTTGTTGAGATGTATAATGGAGTAACGTTTCCAAGTCCATCTGTGATCTGTTTTGCTGTTGTTCCTATTGCATCATTGTCTATTGACTTTAATAACGCATCATAAGTATTTTTTATTTTCGTGCTTGTTAATGTAGCCATTATTGCTTTTTAAATAAGTTAATAATTTTTTTACGTTAACCTCTTTAGGTTTGTAAATCTTCTTTATAATACCCATCCGTTAAATGTTGCATCTTTGTCAGGATTTATATCCTCATTACTATTGCTTGTGTATTCAGGAAATAAGTTTTGATTATTAGCCATATAATCTATAAATCTTCTTGTATAGTATTCTGCAAACTCTCTTTCTTTATTTACTAAATAATCTACTTCATTCTTAGATACTGTCTCACTATTTTCAGATGAGTGTTTAAATACTCCTCCATTCTTTACCTGGTAAGCTGCAAATGGAAGATAATCTACCATTGCAAAATGAATAAGCATAGGCTGAATGTAAGTGTTTACTAAACTCAAATAATCTCCTGTTAAAGTATCTGCTATAATATCATCACTAATTCTATTGTATAAATCACTTCCCAAGTAGTTTCTAACGTGAATCTGTTGAGCTATTTTGATAAACTGAATAAATTTATCTACATCGACATTACCATCTATGATAGTATTTCTTTTGATGTCTATTGGTTTTATGAATAATGCTGTTGCCATATCTTATTTAAAATTTGGGTGATGTCCGTCATTAGGCATATCTTTTGGAGCTATCTTTGCCTCTTTATGTCCTACAGGAGTTGGTGAATATGATTTTGGAATATTATCTACCTCATCATAGTTTTGTATTACTTTTTTCATTGTCTTAGATTTTAATCTATACAATACTTCACTCCAATAATGACCACAATTAACTCCTCCTTTGTATTTAAACAAATCATAAGATTGTCCTTTATGACCAAACGACTTATTTACTCCTGCTCTACTTGCCTTGTCAATATCTTCAATTCTATAAACTACATTACGTCCACTTCTATTCATCATAATTCTACAGAATTGTCTTGATTTACCTGAAGAATATTTCTCATTGTATTTATATCTCACTTTATATAAAGACTTATCTAAGTAGCTAAATCCTGATTTCTTAGAATCAATACTTTTCTTTTCTAAGTTTTCTTTCTTAGATTGTATTAATCTACTTGCCCATTCTTCTTCACTTTCGTTGTCATCTTTATATTCTCTTGCATCTACTTCTTCCCATCTATTAGACATTGTCTCACCTCTAAGTTCGTCAAGAATAATATCAAATTCTTCATCTGTCAAATCTTCCTTAGATAATTTAACTCCAGTTTCTTCTTCTTTAGTTTCTTCATCTTCTACATTATCTAATTCTGTAAATTCTAAAGGTTGTAAAGTCTTAAAGTATAATTTAAGCGAGATACCATTATAAGCTAAGATTTGATTGAAGGCATCTATTAAAAGATGTTGGAAAGGTCTAATAACAGTATTATCCATAAGCGTAGAAGCTGTTTTAAGCTCATCTGCGTTGTTTCCTAACCCTGAGTTATCTTTGATACCTAAAAGCATCGGAGAAACGACCCTATGAGCTACCATTATCTTTTTAGTAGACTCCTCAGACAAGAATTGATACTGATTATGTGCATCACTTAATTGTACAGGTTCTATACTTGCAGCACTTTCTGCATTGTCATTAAAAGCTAATATGAACTTACCTGCATTACTTGACCCACTAAATTTGTTGTATATTCTTTGTTCTATAAGTCTTCTTTCCTCTGCATTAGGAGTACCATTGTTAAAGTTAATTAACATAGATGGACTCATACCATTTAAGATGTTGTTTAAGTGAAAGTTAGATACTTCTTCTTCAAGCTCTGCATATTGTAAACCTCCTTGATAATCTACAGGACTATAGTAGTAATATCCTGAACGATATGGCTTTACATATAGTATTTCTATAGCTTCTTTGCTTGTACCAAATGCAGGTATTCTTAAAGGTTTGTCAGAAGGTCTAATCTTATCCCAGTCCTTCCAATAGTAATATGCTTCTATATCTCCTTTCTCATTACATTTCTCTGCTCTAAGTGTTTCTACAGGCATATGCTCTATCTGAGCTATCTTAGTTCTATCTTTAGAATAAATTACCTGTATTGCACATTGTCCCATCAGTTTTAAGTCGTATGCTAATCTTCTTACACTATCATTATCAAATAATGAAATCATTTGTGCATATTGGTCTGGTTTTTTACTGGAATTAGTAGCATCTAATCCTTTACCATATATCATAGAAGATACAGCATTTATTATGGCATTGTTAGTTGGACTTCCATTGTATCTGTCTATTAGATATTGAAAGTAGTTGTTGTCCTCTCCATAAGAAATCCAATCTCTATTACTAACTTCTTTTATTTTAGGACTTGTGTAAGTGCTTAAATTTACTATTCTTAAATCGTTCATATTATTATGTAATCGTTATCGTGAGAACCTGCAGTAGTATCAAATGTATATTCACCATCATTAATTGAATAATAATCGTTACTTGATTGATCTACTGTTTGGTCAGTACAAAATACTTTGTCTTTGTATATTATGTTAGAAGATGTATCTAATAACTCTATGTCATAAGTTCTACCCTCTTTTAATATTGAATTTCCTGAAGATGTATATTCATTAGAAATACTTAAATAGTTTCCATCTACTGATGGAGTTACTGTAAAACTAAATTCTTCATTTAATGAATCATCTCTTACTTTTAAAGTAGTAGAAGAAGTAACATAACTTCTTGGTATAATCTTTATAGTTTGAGCTGATGCACTTGTAGTAAGTTTCTTCATACTTATATATCGAAAAAAAAACTATATTTTGTGTTAAATGCAAAAAAAAAGAGGACATATAGTCCCCTTAATTTTCTAACTTAATGATTTATTATCCATTATTAGGAGTAGCAGGTGAAATCTTAGCTACATTCACATTGTCAGTTACATCAGTTGAATCTGCAAGGAATGCAGGAGCTGATACTTCTTGAGCAGTTAGCGTTAAAGAGAATGAACTTGCATCTCCCATAGCTGCACCTGTTGTAAATGAACCACCAGATACTTCACATCCGTGTTCTCTACCTAATAAGAAGAAGTTTCCATTATAATCCTCTACAACGATTTGTGGTCTTCCTAAAGCTATAATTTTTAATTCTTCTTGTGTTTTACTATCTAATAATTGTAATGAAATATTTAAAGTTGTTTCAAAGAAAGTAGTACCGTTTTCTCTTGAACTGTTTACTGCAGTCTCCATAGATGAACTACCTTTAAGGTCGTATTGGAAAAAGTCAGGAGTTCCACCTATATCAACTTTTTCTGCATCTGTGGCATTATCAGTAACAGTAAGACCATAATCAGAAAAGTAAACTGTTTTAAGTCCACCTACTGAAGATTTACAAGGTATGTTTCTTCCTGTTGTTAATGTACAAGGCATATTATTATATTTTTTATAAGAAAGGGTAAGTAGGTATATACCCCACCTACCCTTCTATGTTAAACAATTTATTAAGCTAATGTCAATAAAGCAAGGTCAGAACCAATACCGTATTGTACACCTGCTGAGAATCTCATTACTACTCTTACGTTTTGAGAACCATCTAAGTCAGCCATATCTAATAATTTAACTTCGTTGTGGTCAGATAAA